CAGATTTGACAAGATTCATTTTTTGTCCTGTGTGCGGTAAAAAAATCGACTGGAAAGCAATCAAAAAGAAAGGCGGTGCGGAGTGATGGCTGTAAAGAAATATATAGAACTTCAAAAGGCTTTGAATGTTTGCAAAATGCAATATGAACATTGTTTAGAAATGCACGATTGGAGTGGTGATGCAACTGCTGACAATATTAAGCGAGATATTGAAACATTACCCACCGCAGATGTTGTGGAAGTGAAGCACGCAAAATGGGAAATCAATTATGATGGGTACTATCCGTATTGCAGTAATTGTAAGACAGAGCCGAAGAATGGTGTATTATCAAAGCATTGTCCAGAATGCGGTGCAAAAATGGATGGTCAGAAGGATGGTGAAAACAATGGCTGAAATAAACAACATCTGTGACCTTGCATGGCAGAAGCTGGCGGTTGCAATAGTTGCACAGGGCTGTGTGGACTATGGAAAGATATGCAAGGCACTTCAGGAAGAACCGGACAACGAAGAAATCAAACAAACGAAAGACAGCCTGACACAGTTCTTCAGGGGGCAATGGATTCAGATGCTTTGTGACTATGATGGTGAAGCACTGATGAGAATGACAGAAAGACGATTCCTGAACAGCAGAAAAAGAGCAAATGCAATGTGCTTTTTTGGGTGATTGTGACTTTTTTGCAACTGTTGTGACTTTTTTGCAAGTATTTTGACTTTTTTGTACTTGCATTGATTGTTCGTCTATGATAATGTTATATTAGAATAATATGCAAATGACCACCAGGCAATGGGCTTGGTGGTTTTTTGTTGTGCGGAAAGAGGTGAAGCAGGATGGCAGAGGAAAAGAAAAAGACAACAAAAAAGAAGACAACACCGAAGAAGGAAAAAGACAAAAGATTCAATGAACCACAGGACATGAAGGAAAAGTGGGAAGAATACAAAGCATGGTGTGATTCGCAGACTGTCACCAGGACAGAATTTTCACAGAAAAACAGTGAATTTGTGACTGCAACCATCCCTGCACCTATAACATATACAATCAAAGGCTTCTGCATCTGGCTTGAAATGACTGAAGCAAACTTCTATTTGACATACAATGACAATGACAGGTTTAAGTCGGTTATCGCACATATGAAGGAAGAATGTGAAATGGATGCCAGAAGGAAGTTTGAGAACAACACAATCAATTCAAGGCTTGCAGGACTTTGGATGTCAAACTACGGATATACAACCAATGTGAATGAAAAGGTTGAAGCGGACATGGATTTGAACATATCTGTGGACTATGGGGATGATGAATGATGAAACAGTGTGAAAGCTGCTTGTTCAGAGATTATAAAGACAAGCTTGTGGGCTGTGCTGTTCATACATTGCATTTTGAATGGACAAAGATATTGAAATGCATCCCCTTCTTCGGGGAAGAAGTGAAGGACTATGAATGCCCACAATATTTGACAGATGAAAAGGATTCGGTGTGGTGATATGAAGCTGACAGTGCAAATGAATCCAGGCTTCAAGGAAGTTGACAGAAGCAAATTGAGATATATCATCATGAAGGGATCGGCAGGATCGGGGAAATCTGTGGACACAGCAATGAACTATATCCTTCGACTGATGCAGGACAAAGGCAGAAATCTTTTGTGTGTCCGCAAATCTGACATCACAAACAGGGACAGCACCTTTGCTGAATTGACTGGTGCAATATATAGAATGTTTGGCAATAAGGCTGAAGCATACTGGCGAATCAAATATTCCCCTATGATGATCGAATGCAAAGCAAATGGGAATCAGATCATCTTCAGGGGTGTGAATGACGAAAAGCAAAGGGAAAAGCTGAAGTCAATCACCTTCCAAAAAGGAAAACTGACAGATGTGTGGATTGAAGAAGCAACTGAAATCACACAATCTGACTTTGAAATCATAGATGACAGACTTCGTGGTGAGCTTCCACCAGGTCAGTTCTATCAGATCAGATGCACCTTCAATCCGGTGAACAAGAATCACTGGATCAAGAAGGTCTTTTTTGATATTCCTGATGACAATGTGCTGACACATCATTCAACATACCTGGGCAATAGGTTCATTGATGATGCATACAAAGCCAGAATGGAAAGAAGAAAGATTGTTGATCCTGAAGGATATCAGATTTATGGTCTGGGCGAATGGGGCGAAATTGGCGGTCTTATTCTTCAGAACTGGGAAGTCAAGGAAGTGTCACAGAATCTGAATGACTATGATGACGTTGCAATCGGTCAGGACTTTGGCTTCAACCATGCAAATGCAATCTTACTTCTGGGATGGAAGGATGACAACATATACATCCTTGATGAAATATATCTGCATGAGAAAAGCACATCAGAGATTGTGCAGGAAGCAATCAGGCATGGAATCCCCACAAAGAAGCAGATGTGGTGTGATTCAGCAGAGCCTGACAGAATAAAAGAATGGACAAAAGCTGGCTTCAGAGCAAGGGGTGTTGACAAGGGCGGTTCAAGAGGTTCTGTCAATGCACAGATCGACTGGCTGAAGCAAAGGGAAATATATGTACATCCCCACTGTATCAACACCATCAAAGAAATGCAGCAGTGGAAGTGGCGAAAGGATGAAAAAACAGGTGAATATCTTGATGAACCAGTTCCGGTGATGGATGATGCAATGGCTGCCCTTCGTTATGGTGTGGAAGGATGGCGAAAGTTGAAGCGGTGGCTGGTGTAGACTACTGTCGAGCGGTTGCACAGTGCCTGTGGTTTTTAAATTTATCCATGACACCCATCTCCTTGGCTGGTCACAATCGGTGGTCAGGGGAAGGCACTGGCATTGTCCGCTTTTGTATATAGGATTTAACCCTTGAAATTCGCTTTTCAGGGGTTTTTGTATTATGAGAATAAAGAAGGGAAAGCGAATGATAAACAAGGCACAAATCAAACATTTCATAGATGAAGACACCATTTCCATCCGCAAAAGAAAGGCTGGAATCGGTCAAAACTACTATGATGCAAAGCATGACATCCTGAAGAAAAGGATGTTCTTCTTCAACAATGATGGAAAACTGGTTGAAGATAAGTTCAGAAGCAACATCAAAATCAGTCACCCATTTTTCACATTGCTGACAGACCAGCTTGCATCACACACACTATCATTCAAGGACAATCCGCTTCAGGCAATTGAATCTGCTGAAGGATTGCAGGAACATCTTGATGAATACTTTGATGCTGAATTCTGGGATGAGGTAAGCGAATGCATCAAAGGTGCATACAGCAAAGGCTTTGATTATATCTATGCATACAAGGGCGAAAATGGAAGGCTGACCTTCCAGGAAGCTGATGCAATGGGTGTGGTTGAAGTCAGAGCAAAAGACACTGATGACGAATGTGACTATATCATATACTGGTATATTGACAGAATTGATGAAGATGCAAAAGTCATCAAAAAGATTCAGGTGTGGACAGAAACAGAAACACACTACTTCAAACAAGTGGACAATGGGGAAATTGAAACGGATGATTCTGAAGAAGTAAACCCCAGACCACATGTGATATATACAGATGAAAAGACTGGACAGAAGATGGGCTATCCTTTAGGCTTCATCCCCTTCTGGCGGTTAGACAATAACAAAAAGCAGATCAGCGGTCTTGAACCTATCAAGGAACTGATTGATGATTATGACCTTCATGCTTGTTCACTTTCAAACAATCTGACAGACTTTGACACACCGATTCATGTTGTGTCAGGCTTCCAGGGTGACAATCTTGATGAACTTCAGTTGAATCTGAAGACAAAGAAGGTTGTGGGTGTTGATTCCGAAGGTGGAATTGATGTCAAAACTGTTGATATTCCCTATCAGGCAAGAAAAGAAAAGCTTGACCTGGATGAAAAGAACATTTACAAGTTCGGCATGGGTATGAACACAGCAAATCTGAAAGATTCCAATGCTACAACAAACATGGCAATCAAGGCTGCATTCTTTGACCTTGATTTGAAGGCATTAGCAATGTCAAAAAGACTTGGAAAGCTGATGAAGAACATCTTGAAGGTTGTTTTGGCTGAAATCAACACAGAGAATGGCACAGACTATCAGCTTTCAGATGTCAAATTTGACTTCTCACGAACAACATTGACCAATGACACAGAGAATATCCAAAATGAGAAAACAAAGGCTGAAACAGAGCAAATCAGGCTGAATTCTATATTGAGCATTGCAGCAACACTTGATGATGAAACAGTGCTGAAGAAGATTTGTGATGTCATTGATGTCAAATATGAGGATATCAAGGACAAAGTTCTTGCAACACAGGAAGAAGGCACAACAGCAACAGCCCAGGACATTCTTGATGGTGTCCAGACAGACCCAATTGAAGAATAGGCTGGTGATGTGTTGTGGCATTTAATGCAAGACAAAAGATGGTGCAACAGGCATTCCTGGACAATGAAGAAGCGGTCATCAAAGGGCTGAAAAGTGCATATAGACGATCACTGAAAGACATCACAGACAAGGCTGCAAAGCTTCAGAAGGAATTTGAAGAACTTGAAGCCATATATGACAGCATAGATGATGAAGAAGAAAAGAAAATCCTGAAATCCCGAATGCGGTCAAAGGTGTATCAGAAGCAATACCAGGAATCATTGCAGAAGCAAGTCGGTGACATCATTGGCAAGCTTCATGATGAAGACTTCAAAACAGTGTCTGAATATCTTGAAAAGTGCTATGAAGACGGATTCCTGGGGACAATGTATGATCTTCAGGGTCAAGGCATCCCCATGTGCTTCCCACTTGACCAGGAATCAATGGTCAGAGCGGTTCAGCTTGATTCCAAAATCAGCAAAGGCTTATATGACCATCTGGGTGAAAACTATGGCATGCTGAAGAAACGAATCACAGCAGAAGTCAGCAGGGGCATTGCTTCTTCTATGACTTATGCCCAGGTTGCACAGCAATTGGCTGGAAAGATGACTGGCATATACAAGAACCCTGGCGGTGCTTTGGCATATTCCATGAGAATTGCAAGGACAGAAGGTCACAGAATCCAATGCCAGGCAACAATGGATGCATGCTACAATGCAAAAGACAGGGGTGCTGATGTTGTCAAGCAATGGGATGCAACACTGGATGCAAGGACAAGAAATTCACATGCAATGGTTGATGGTGAATGGAAGGAACTTGATGAAAAATTCAGCAATGGCTTGATGTTCCCTGGTGATCCATCAGGAAGGGCTGAAGAAGTCATCCATTGCAGATGTGCATTGCTTCAAAGGGCAAGATGGGCTGTGGGAAATGGCTTCACAAAGATGAACAACTTCACAAAGCAGCTTGAAACCTTTGAAAGCCCTGAAAATTATGCTGAATTCAAGAAGGCTTTCTTCTCAAAAGAGAACAGAAGCTATATGAACCATGTGCAGAAGATGGAAGAAAAATATGGCACAAAGGACTTTGCAAAGGTTCTGGACAAGATGGACACAAGAGAATACAACAGATATGAAAAACTTCTGGCTGGGAATCCGGTGTTCAGTAAGAAGGCATTGATAAATGTTGCGGATGCAGAAGATGTTGCAAAAGTTGCAGATGTGCCGAAAGCCACACCGAAAACAAGCACTTTTGTTCCGGCAAAGACTGTTGAAGAAGGCACACAATATGCAGAAAGGTTTGTGTCAACCTACAAATCCAAGTATTCAGGCAATGTTGATTACGGAAAAATGGACACAGCAAGCATAAATGAACTGAACAAAACCATTGATGCAATATATGCTGCTTATGATGTACCACCATTGAGAAATATTCGTGTGATGAACATGCGAGAAAAAAGATGGCGTGATGCATCTGCTGAAGCGGCTTTTGGTTGGGGTTCTGGTGATTTGTATATCAACGGCAAATATTACAAAGACAGAAAATCAATTGCCAAACACAAAAAAGAATTTGAAGACCTGCTTGAAAGAGTTATGCCAAAAGTGCCGGGTGAAATTGCAAACCTGGAAGGGAAAACAGACTATTCATCCAGAACAAAGCACAGATATTTTTCAGCTTTGTTGAAATCGGGCAGAACAAATGTGTCAGGTGTTGAAATTGAAGGTTCAATTGTTCACGAAATGGGACATATGCTTGATGATAGACTGTTTGGCTTGCAAAAGACACAAAGTGCTTTTAATATGAAAGCAAGCATGGAAAAGTATGCAAGCAACATTTCTGCTTATGCAACAACAGATGCAAGGGAATATGTTGCAGAAAGCTTTTCGGCATATTGGAAGGGCGAAACGGACATACTTGATCCTGAACTTGTTAAAATATTTGAGGGGGCAAGGAAGAAGTGAATGACGAAATAATCATTGATGATTTCACAAAAGAATTGAGAGAGCTTGACGAAAATTCAAGCAAAGAAGAAAAAGACGAATAACAGCACTTTGCAGCAATGCAGGGTGCTTTTTTTATTGGAAAGAAAGGTGAAAACATGACAGAAATTAATTTGATGACAAGTGATCAAAGGCTGATAGCGGTGCAGAAGGTTGTCATTGCATCAGGTGATGTGAATTCAGTGCAGCTGAAGGTTGTCTTTGATGATGCATGGAATGGATTTGCACACAGAACAGCAACATTCCACACTGCTGAAGATTCCACAAAGTATGAAGCACTTCTTGTTGATGATTGCTGTGTTGTTCCCTGGGAAGCACTTCAGAAGCCAGGAACATTGTTCATAGGGATCAGAGGTGCAGAAACAGATGGTGATTTGTTGGTGGATGTTGCAATCAAAACATCATCACTTGTGAAGTACAAAATAGAACAGGGTGCAGAAAACGGACAGACCACACTGACACCTTCAATGGACTTATTTCAGCAGTATCTGAAGGCAATGGATGACAAGGTTGACCCATTCAGGGCTGATGTATATGCACAGATGGATGCAAAGATAAAACAGCATGAAGAAGCACTTGCAAACATCACTGAAGGGCATCTTCTTTGGGAAAATCCTGACCCCACAGCTGAATTTGCAGCACAGACAATTGCACTGGATTTGAGTGCATACAAAAAGGTTGTTGTGCTATATGCAGGGGAAAAAGGAACAAGAAGCACCATCATGTATTCGAAAGGTGAAGACTATGAAATGAGAATGATAGATGGCGGTGGTACAAGTTCAACAAATACCTTTGCAAGAAAAATTTCATGGAATAATTCTGGTGTAACGATAGGAACACCAGGCAATTCCTATGACGATGAATGCATACCAGTCAAAATCATTGGCTTCAAATCAGGTGGCATCATTTCAACATCAGATGATGGTGGAATTGAAGATGACGGATTCGACTTATAAGGGGGAAATGTAAATGAATCATAATTTCAAAGTATATGACACTGACCCCTTCTTCATGGTGGATGCTGCAACCAGAGCCATCAAGAACATGTCACAGACAAAGGTGGCGGTCATGCAGGGTGACCACAAATCAGAAAGATTCACCTTCCAGCTTCCCAGATACATTGAAGAACATGACATGATGGAAGTGGACAAGGTTGTAGTGCATTTCTTGAATGTTGGAAAAGACCAGACGAAAGGTGTCTACACTGTGGATGACTTATCAATCAATGATGAAGATGAAAGCACAGTGAAATGCTCATGGCTTTTGACAAAGGCAGCAACAGCCCACACCGGAAAGCTTTCTTTTCTGATCCGCTTTGTGTGCTTTGCTGAAGATGGAATCACTGTTGACTATGAATGGAACACAGCCATCTTTTCAGGCATATCTGTGGGCGAAGGAATGGACTGTTCTGACATCATTGATGATGAAAAGTATATTGACATCATTGAACAGTGGAAAACCGAACTGAAGGCAGAATTGAAGGGCTGGATTGATGATGAAGTTGCATCCCAGGTTGACCTGGTGCAGATTCAGAAGAACACACAGAACATTGAAACCCTGACAGAAGAACACAATCTGATGAAGGCAAAGGTGGACAACTTCGGGAAGCTCAATGAAGGAAGCACCACAGCAGATGCTGAACTTATTGACATCAGGGTTGACCATGAAGGCAACACATTTGATTCAGCTGGTGATGCAGTCAGGGAAGCAAGCAGAAAAGCAGCCCAGAGTGTGGCAGAGATTGCAGAAATCAATGCCAGGGCGATTATTTCCAAAGCAGAAGGGAAATATCCCACTGTGACAGACAGTGCTTCAGAAACGAATTTCAAGGGCTTGAAGATATACGGAAGAACAGACCAGGTGAAGACAAGCGGTGCGAATCTCTTTGATGCTTATGATTTCAGTTACACTTCTCAAGGTAATAGATGTATTGCTGAAACACGTGGAGAGGGTGCGATAAGAGTATCTGTGAATAATCCGTCAGACTATATGAATGCGAATGTATTTGTAATAAAAACCGCTTCATTAGAAGTTGGAAAGGTGCTTTATGCTACTGCAAACATAGCTAAAGGTGATGAGGGTAATGTTCCTGGCTTAGCACTATATGCATACAACACTACAACAAAAAAAGGTGTAACAATTATTTCGAATATAGATTCCAATAATACTGGAAAAGCAAGATGTGCAGTTAAACTTACTGAAGCTCATATTACTAATTATGACGAGATAAGAATTTTGTTTTACTATAATTCATCATCTTCCGTTGGATGGCAAGTTGGTGATTATGTTGATTTCTCAAATATTATGATATCAACATCAGATGTTCCTTATGAACCCTACACAGGACTTGCACCTTCCCCATCACCTGAATATCCACAGGCATTGAATACAATTGCAGGTGGTGGAAGTGTTGTTCTGACAGTCGCTGGCGGTGATGCTGAACCAAAGACAGCAATCTTTTCCACACCAAACGGACTGCCAGGAATTCCAGTCGAATCTGGGGGCAATTACACTGATGAAAGCGGTCAGATGTGGATGGCTGATGAAGTGGATTGTGAAAAGGGTGTCTATATTCAAAGGGTGAAGAAGATTGTTGATGATGGTACATTAGGAAGTGCATGTTCTTCTCATGCAAATGGTCAGATATATCACACAATAAAGCCCTCGAATTTGAAAAGGGATAGTGCAGTGTTGTCTGAAAGGTATATTGCAAAGGGTTGGAGTGATAAAAACAACAATATATATTGCATTGCTGAAACAATTGTTGTGACTGATTCACGATTCACCAGCAGTGAAGAAACGCTTGCAATTCTTCAGGATGAAAAAAATGCAATATTGTATGAACTTGCAGAACCCATTGAAACATCACTGACAGAAGAAGAAATTGCTGCATATAAGGCTATGAAAACACACAAGCCTGTGACCACTATCATCAATGATGCTGATGCACACATTGAAGCGGACTATGTGGCAGACACAAAGACATACATTGACAACAAATTCGCAGAACTTGCATCTGTAATTGTAAACAACTCATAAAGGGGGGAATGAAAAATGTTCAATATCTTTAAAAGTGTTATTGACAGGGGCAAATTTGACCTTCCTGACATACTGGACAAGATCAAGACATCCTACATCATGGGTGACATCACTGAAGAACAGTGCCAGGAGCTTCAAAACCTTGCACAGAGCAATGCAAAAGCGGAACACAGCACAGATGTCATTCAGAAGCTTATTGACCTTGAAAAGCGAATTCTGAAGCTTGAAGCACTTCTGGAAAATGATGAAGAATCAGCACCGGAAGAAGCACCTGAAGGATCAGAAGCAACATATCCTGAATTTGCATCCGGTAAATGGTACTATGGCGGTGACAGAATCAGCTTTGATGGCAAAAACTATGAATGCACTGCACCTGAAGGCACTGTGTGTGTATGGAATCCAAAAGATTATCCTGCATACTGGGCTGAAATTGAATAAAAGTGAACAATTGACCTGGGCAAGTCTTAAAACTACCCACAGGACATCTTCAAAAGGTGTCCTTTTTCTATGTCAAAATTCATCTGTGAAGATGTAAAACATCAACAACCTATCAATTCATGGCGAACATGTAAAAATCGTAAGAAAGGGGCAAAAATCAAATGACATTAGAAGAAATATTGAAATCACAGGGGCTGTCTGATGAACAGATTTCCACCATCACAGGCGAAATGAAGCAGAATAAAATCTTCACCGCTGGGGAAGAAAATCTTGACATCAGATATGGCAAATTGAAGGGTGAACATGACAACCTGACATCACAACATGCAGAAGCACAGACACTTATTGAACAGCTGAAGAAAGGTGCAAAAGGCAATGAAGAACTTCAGGGGCAAATCACAGCCTATGAAGGACAGATTGCACAGCTTCAGGAACAGTTGAAGCAGACACAGCTTGAATCTGAAATCAAAGTGGCTTTGTTAGCTGCAAAAGCATCTGATGTGGACTATATGACATTTAAGCTGAAGGAAAAAGGTGAGCTTGAACTTGGCGAAGATGGTCATATCAAAGGCATTGATGACAAGATTGCAGGATTGAAGACACAGTTCCCTGCCCAATTTGAAGCTGTGAAAGGCGGTCAGATCATTGACCCGCAACCACTTCCAGGCGGTGAACCCAGAAAGTCAACAATCACAAAAGAAGCATTTGACAAAATGGGCTATCAGAACCGCTTGAAACTCAAACAAGAACAGCCTGAAGTCTATGCACAGATGACAGGCAAAGCAACAGAATAATGAAAGGTATGGTGAAATACTATGGCAATGACAAAACTTGAAAACTTAATTGATGCAGAAGTTATGGCTGATGCTATATCTGCAAAAATCGGTTCAAAAATCGTGGTGACACCTTTTGCAAAGGTTGACACTACTCTCACAGCAGCAAATGCTGGTGACACAATCACAGTTCCAAGATTCTCTTATATCGGGGATGCAGAAGATGTGGCTGAAGGTGTTGCATGCGGAACAGTTCTGCTTACAGCAGATTCAACAACTGCAACAGTAAAGAAAGCAATGAAGGCTGTTGAACTTACAGATGAAGCAGTTCTTTCCGGTTATGGTGACCCTGTTGGTGAAACAAACAACCAGCTTTCAAAAGCTATTGCATCAAAAGTTGATGCAGATGCTATGGATGCACTTCAGACTGCACAGCTCAAATATGATGGCTCTGCAAAGGCAATTGGCTATGCTGGCATTGTTGATGCAATTGACATCTTTGAAGAAGAATTCAATTCTGCAAAGGTTATCTTCATTCATCCAAAACAGATGGCTGCACTTCGTAAGGATGCAGACTTCATTGCAGCAGACAAAATTGCTGAATCATTGATTGTGACTGGTGCAATCGGCAAAATCTGCAATTGTGAAGTTGTAGTTTCAAAGAAAGTGCCTGAAAATGAAGGTGGCACAGGCTATGTTTGCCCTATCGTTAAACTTAACGAAGATGCAGAAACAGAAGATGACACACCAGCATTGACAATCTACATGAAAAGAAATGTGAACCTTGAAACTGAAAGAGATACACTTGCAAGAAAGACAATCATTTCTGTTGATGAAATGTACACTGCCGCTCTTTCAAACGCTTCAAAGGTAGTTCTTGCAACATTCAAGAAATAATGAAAGGGGGATTCCCTGATGATTATTTCTGTCGAAGAATTAAAATCATTGATTGACTGCAAAAACTGGACAGATGAAAGAATTGTCCGAAAACTGAAGGCAATTGAACAGACCATCAGACAGTACACAAACAACACATTCCAGGTCAGAGAATGCAGAAGGGCTGCTGACATTGTTGGCAGCCTTCTTGTTTCTATGGATGACATGCCCTTCAAGGTTGGTGACACTGTGGAAATCAGTGAATCAGGCTTGAATGCAGGGCTGTTCACAGTGGCAAGTGTATCAGACAACACCATCAGTGTTGAAGAAGACATTGATGATGAAAATGATGTGCTTATCACCAGAGTGAAATATCCCGAAGATGTGATTGACTGTGCTGTGAACCTGATGGAATGGGAAATCAACCACAGGGCGAAAGTCGGAATCAAATCTGAAACCCTGTCCAGACATTCAGTGACTTATGAAGACAGTGCTTCAATGTTCAATGGTTATCCAGTAGGCATTTTAAGCAGTGTCAAGCTGTACAGGAAAGTGAGGTTTTGACCATATGGCAAACATAGGTGGAAACATCACAGGCATCATTCAGACAAAGACTGGATCAGGCAAAAATGCAATCGGTGAAGCGGTCAACACATGGCAGGATGCTTTCAGTCAGGTTGGATGGCTTGGGCTTCAGTCTGGTGACAGCAAAAGAACAACATTCAACACAAAGCTGGAAGAATCCACACATGTTTTTCTGTGTGACTTCAATTCAGGCATCTATGCCCTGGCTGATCAGGACACCAGAATGGTCATCAAAGGCAGCATATATGATGTGCTGCTGATTGACAATCCTGATGAAATAGATGAACAGCTTGAAATCTACTTGAAGAAAGTGGGTGGTCAGGTTGTCAAAGGTCAAATTTGAAGACTACACACTGGAAGTGATGGAAGTCATAGACAATCAGATCAATGCAACACTTGAAGAATGTGCTGGTGAGATCGAATCCCAGACAAAGCAGAATTCAAGGGTTGACACTGGACAGACGAAGAACAGCTTTCAGCACAAAGTGGTTGAATCTGAACATGTTGCATATATCGGTTCAAATCATGAAAATGCAATCTGGGAAGAATTCGGCACTGGTGAATTTGCCCTTGAAGGCAATGGCAGAAAAGGTGGCTGGTTCTATAAGGATGCAGAAGGCAATGGACACTTCACAATGGGCAAAAAGCCTTCCAGGGCTTTCTGGAATGCATATAATTCATTGAAAAAAGCAGTCACAGACAAACTTCAGAATGCTTTGAAGGGGTTGTGATTATGGTATTGCAATTTATGAATGAACAGATGACAGCCCTGGGGATTCCTTATGAATTCGGGGAATGGACATCTGAAGACAAAACACTGTATTTTGTGGGTGAACTTCCTTCACCGGAAAGCATCACCACAGAAGACGGACAAGAAGAACAGGCATTCTTTTTGAATGGCTGGCATACAGGGGATAAATATTCCCTTGAAGTAATAAAAAACAAAATCAAAAAGCACTTTCATCCTTCCTATGGCTTCAGGGCTTCAACGGAAGAAGGCACAATTGTGTGCTTCTATGAAGGTGCTTTTTTTGTTGAAACAGGGGTTGGTGGGGTCAACAGAATCCAAATCAACCTACGAATCAAACAATGGAAAGGGGATTTCTAAATGGTAACAGGAAAACATGGAATTTCAACAACCACACCTGAAAACATTCTTCTCGGTGCTGGTACATTTCACAAAGGCTTGAAGTGGGATTCACAGTCCAAAACATGGGCAGGCACATGTGTTGGTGCAACATCAGGCGGTGGCAAGGTTGCAATTGAAGGTGAATATCTTGACATTGAACTTGATGGTGCAATGGTGCTTGTGAAGGGCTTGACAGTGAAAACTGGTGGTAAAGCCAACATGGAAGTCAACATTGCTGAACTTTCAGGTGATTCAATCAAGATGGCAACAAACTTCAAAGAAGGCGAATCTGATGCTGAAGGATATAAGATGTATGTTGATAAGCCTGCAATTGAAGAAGGTGACTACATTGACAACTTCGGTTTTGTAGGTAAAACAGCAAACGGAAAGAAAGACATCATCATCATCTTTGAATCTTCACTTTGTAAGTCTGCTTTTGAACTTGAAGGCAAGAACAAGGAAGCATCTGTGTTGAAGCTTACACTTGAAGCTTATGCAGAAAATCAGGGTGATCTTGATACACTTCCGGTCAAGATTTACTATCCCGAAGCTGTAATTGTTTAAGGGGGCTTGAATGATGATAAAAGTCAAAGCACTGAAGACATTCGCAGATAAGCACACTGGGAAAAAACACATTCCTGGTGATGTGTGGGATGTAACTGTTGAAAGATGCAATGAACTTATTGAAAAAGGTGGATATATCACCATCCTTGGTGTAGTTCCTGCATCAAACAACACAAAAAAAGAAGAAAAATAATATAAAAGTTAAGGAGATTTGAACAATGGCGAGAACAAAAAAAGAAATATCAGAACCAATGGAACAGGAAGCAACAGTGACTGAAGTGGTCAAAAAACCTTATACATTCAGAAGACTGTCAACAGTTGACTTATTCCCAATGTTTAAGGTTATAAGCAAACTCGGCTTGAAACAGTTCCAGGAAAACGGCGGTATTAAGACAATAATTTCACGAATTGCATCAGGTGGTAAGGAAATCAATCCAACAGAACTTGGCATTGACATCTTCCTTGAAATCACATTCCTTGTGATTGAAAACCTTCCAAAATGCGAAGATGAACTCTATGCCCTACTCTCACAGACATCTGACTTGTCTGTTGATGACATCAAGGCACAGGATATGTCAATCACCGCTGAAATGATCCTTGACTTCATCAGAAAAGAGGAATTCGGGGATTTTTTCAAGGTTGTTTCAAAATTGTTCAAATAGGTGACTTTCAATTCATGGATTTGCTATCTAAACGATATGCAAATCCATGTTTTTTTATGGATGGAATGATTTCAACAGGCAGATTCAGTGAATTTGTGACCGAATTTATAAAAACCATAAATGAAGAACAAGAACAGGACATCAACTGGCAATACTTCCTTCATAAAGTGTGGGAAGGCTCTTATTCTGACTTTGTGGATGACATAAAAAACAACAAAGAAAACCAGAACATGACTGAAACTGCAAAAGAATCAGCTGTCCAACATTCAATGAAGATATTGAACAATTTTAACCCTGAAAGGGGTGAAACAAAATAAATGGATTTATTCAAACTACTTGGCACAGTGGCTGTTGATGTCAAAGATGCACTTGAAGCTTTCAAAAAGGTGAAAGATGAAGGTGACAAGACTGAAGGCAAGCTTGGAAAGGTCTTTTCAGGCATTGGCAAAGGTGCAGCTGTTGTTGGAAAAGCCATTGGCACAGGGCTTCTTGCCGGTGCTGGTGCTGTTGCAGCAATTTCCACTGCTGCAATCAAATCCTATGCAGACTATGAACAGCTTGTAGGTGGTGTTGACACACTATTCAAAGAAAGTTCTGACAAGGTTCAAGAATATGCAGCCAATGCATACAAAACAGCTGGAATGTCTGCAAATGAGTATATGGAAACTGTCACAAGCTTTTCTGCTTCTCTTTTGCAGTCGCTTGATGGTGATACAAATGCTGCTGCTGAAAAAGCAAATCAGGCAATCACAGACATGTCAGACAATGCAAATAAGATGGGAACAGACATTTCCATGATACAAAATGCATACCAGGGCTTTGCAAAACAAAACTACACCATGCTTGATAATTTAAAACTTGGATATGGTGGCACAAAAGAAGAAATGCAAAGACTTCTTGAAGATGCAGAAAAAATATCAGGCATAAAATATGACATTTCTTCTTATGCAGATGTTGTTGATGCAATTCATGTAATGCAAGAAGAAATGGGGATTGCAGGAACAACAGCAAAAGAAGCATCCACCACAATTCAGGGTTCTTTGGGGATGTTGAAAGGTGCATGGTCAAATTTGATGACTGGGCTTTCTGATCCTGATGCAGACCTTGGAACATTGATTGACAATGTATTCAGTTCTGTTGTCACATTCGGGGAAAATCTTATTCCCAGGGTGACACAGGTCTTGTCAGGTGTAGCAACAGCATTTCAGCAGCTTGTTCCACTTTTGGCTGGTGAACTTCCAAACATGCTGATGCAGGTGCTTCCTGCACTGATTCAGGGTGCGACAGCATTGGTTCAGGGTCTGGTTGCAGCTTTGCCTGCTGTTTTGGATGCACTTATGGGGATTCTTCCGGCATTGATTGAAGGAATGATGTCAATTGTTGATGCATTAATCGGTGCATTGCCACAGATACTTCAAATCTTGATGGCAGCATTGCCCACACTGATTCCACAGCTTATTGATGCATGTGTCAGCCTGATCATGATGCTGGTGGAAATGCTTCCGCAAATCATCCAGCCTATCATTGACAATCTGCCCATGATTATTGCTTCAATAGTCACTGCATTATTGAACAATTTGCCTGCATTGATAATGGGGGCAATTCAGCTTGTCATGGGGCTTGTCGCTGCACTACCACAGATATTTGCTGCACTGATCCAGGCAATTCCTTTGATTTTTCAGGGAATATGGGAAAGCATCAAGAATGTTTTTTCGCCTGTTGCAGAATGGTTCAGCAACATGTGGAACAGCTTGGGCAATGTCCCAGGTCTTTCAAGCATGAAAACAATGATTGAAAATGTGTGGGGTGCAATTAAGGACTACATCACCACATACATCAATGCAATCAAGAATGTTGTCACAACTGTGTGGAATTCAATCAAAGATGTCATTTCAACAGTTATCAATGCAATCAAGAATGTCATTTCAACAGTGTGGAACTCAATCAAGACCATTATCTCTTCAGTGATGAAACTGATTTCAAGTGTCTTGAAGGGTGACTGGGAAGGTGTCAAATCGGCAATTTCCAACATTCTGAATGCAATCAAATCTGTTATTCAAAGCATATGGAATGGCATTTTGTCCGTCATATCAAGTGTGCTGAATGGTATCAAGAACACTGTTTCAAGCATCTGGAATGGTATCAAATCAGTGATTTCAAGCTATTTGAACATGATAAAAACAACAGTGTCATCCATATGGAACGGAATCAAAGGTGCAATTTCTGGGGCTGTCAATGGTGTCAAAACAACTGTGACAACAGGCTTCAATGATGTGAAGAACAAAGTCATCAATGCATTCAATGGCTTGCCTGGAAAACTGACTGCCATCGGGAAAAACCTTGTTCAAGGTCTTTGGAATGGTATCAGTGGCATGAAGGACTGGGTTCTCGGCAAAATCAAAAGCTTCGGCACAAGCATCTTGAGTGGTCTGAAAAGTGTATTAGGCATTCATTCCCCATCAAAAGAAACAGAATATGATGGTGCAATGCTGGCTGAAGGTCTTGCTGTTGGTATTGGAAAGAAGAAAAGCAAAGCAGAAGAAGCTGCTGAAGACCTTGCATCTGCAACACTTGATGCTGCTGAAAAAAGGCTTGACAAATTCAAGACTTATAATGACATGTCACTTGCAGAAGAAGTGAAGTTTTGGAATGCAGCAAGGGTTCAGATAAAAGAAGGCACTGAAGCAAGGGTGAAGGCTGACAAGAAATATTTTGATGCCAAAAAAGCTGCCGAAGATGATCTCATGAATAGCTATGACAAAAACCTTGACTTCATGAAGACTTATCACAACATTTCACTTGCGGAAGAAGCTGAATACTGGAACGGAATCAGGATTCAATATGCTGAAGGCACAGATGAAAGACTTGAGCTGGATAAAAAGTATTTTGCAGCACAAAAAGCTGCTGAAGATGATCTCATGAATAGCTATGACAAAAACCTTGACTTCATGAAGACTTATCACAACATTTCACTTGCGGAAGAAGCTGACTACTGGAACGGAATCAGGATTCAATATGTTGAAGGCACAGATGAAAGACTTGAGCTGGATAAAAAGTATTTTGCAGCACAAAAAGCTGCTCAGGAAGAAAAAAAGAAGGCTGAAGATAAAGTCATCACTGATGCTGAAAAATGGCTGAAACAGTATAAGAAACTTCACAGGATGACAGCTGAAGAAGAGCAGCAATACTGGGAAAAGATAATTCAGCAATGTGAAGAAGGTTCAGAAGCCTGGGAAAGAGCAGATGACAAGATTCTTGAAAGCAAGCAGAATGTCACAAATGGGCTGTCTGATCAATCAAACAAACTTGTTGCGGTATATGATGAAATGAATGCTGCAAGTTCTCAATTTGCAGACGACATGGCAGCAATACAGAAAAAGATTGATGGTCAGACAAAATCAATCCTGGGTTCATTTGACCTATTTGAGAAATACACCGGGGGCAATAGCAAGCCTATTTCCAGGATGGAACTGCTGGGCAATCTGGGGTCACAAATCAAAGCACTTGAAATGTGGGATGATGAACTGTCCAAACTTGAATCCAAAATTGGCGGTACAGCCCTTTTTGAAGAAATCAAGGGCATGGGTGTTGAAGCATTGTCACAGGTTCAGGAAATCAACAAAATGACATCAGGAAGCCTTGATGAATATGTTGCATTGTACGATAGACGAACAGAACTTGCGGACAAACAGGCAAAATCTGAACTGAAGAATGAAATTGACAAAGACACACAGAAAGCATATCAGAAATTCATGGACAAGACTGCTGAACTGGGCGAAACTGTTCAGACAATCATGGCTGATGTGGCAGATGTTTCATCCACAGCTTTTCAGACTGTGGGCAATGCGGTCATGGATTCTTTTGAAGTGATCAAATCTGCATTGGAAGGAATCAAGGGGGCTTTTGAAACATGGTCACCTGACATCAAGATGCCACATTTCACAATGGAAGGAAGTATTGATATTCAGGAAGCAATGGACTATGATGACTTGCCTTCCTTCGGTGTTGAATGGTATTCAAAAGCCATGAACAATGCCACACTTCTGAAAAAACCGACAATCTTCGGCTATGACCAGACATCAGGCAACTATCTTGGTGGTGGTGAAGCTGGAAGTGAAGTGGTTGCAGGGTCAATCACACTGATGTCAATGATCAAGGGTGCAGTGGCAGAGCAGAACAGCACATTGACATATTACATGCAGAAGCTTGTTCAGATGCTGGCTTCTTACTTCCCACAGCTTATTGAAGCATTTGATGTGGACATTGTTCTTGATTCAGGTGTTCTTGTGGGTGAATTGGCAATCCCTATGAACAATGCACTGGGCAAATTATCAAGCAGAAAGGATCGTGGAAGATAAATGATTGAAACAGGCATCAAATTTGGCGAAATACATTCTTTCTATGACTTGAACATGGTTCTTTCTGCAAAAGAGATTCCCCCTGCACAGGCAAAAACATCATTCATTGATGTGCCTGGCAGGGATGGGTCAATTGACCAGACTGAAGTGCATGGGAAAGTGAACTATGAAGACAGGGAACTGTCTTTCACTTTTTCCATGCTTCCAAATGATTCAAGCACATGGGAAGAAAAGCAGACAGAAGTCAGCAATCTATTGAATGGACTGGCTTGCAAAATCACCCTTGATGTTGATGATGCATACTACTTCACAGGCAGATGCACTGTGGATGAATATGCATCAGAAAAGAAGCTTCGGCAGATTGTTGTCAAAGCAAGGGTGAACCCGTATAAATATAAGCAGGATGTCACAGCAATTGCAATTCCTTTGACGGATGCAGCAAAGGTTGTGAACCTTGCAAATGGCAAAAAGGCTGTTGTCCCCACAATCACCTGCACACATGACAACACTGTCATTGTGTTCAAAGGTGGCACATACAGATTGAGTGCAGGAACACACAAGATTCTTGATGTGTTTCTGACATATGGTGACAACATTCTGACTGTTTCCGGTGAAGGAACAGTGAAATTCACATATCAGGAAGGGGATTTGTAATGTATCAGATATTATGTGACAAATATCCCCTTTTTGATGTCAGGGATGATGACCTGATTGTGACGAATCCGAAGTGCAAACTGGCTGTGAACACAGTCGGTGAAGCTTCATTTTCTATATATCAGAATCATCCCTACTATGACAGACTTCAAAAGCTGAAATCAGTTTTTGAAATCTTGCAAGATGGTGAAACAATATTCAGGGGAAGAATGACTGAAGATTCAATTGACTTCGACAACAAGAAGGATGTTGACCTTGAAGGGGCAATGGCTTACTTCAATGATTCAGTCATTCCACCTTATGTGTTCCCTGATGATTTCACAAATGATTCAGGATATATTGAAGCATCCGGAAGCGGTGGCAATGTTGTCACCTTCTTTCTTGGGTGGCTTATTGATCAGCACAATTCCCAGGTTGATGAATTTCAGCAGTTCAAACTGGGAAGGGTGACTGTATCAGACAAAAACAACTACATCACAAGGGCTTCAGAAGATTATGCAAGCACCTGGGATGTGGTAAGCAATAAACTGTTCAAGTCTGCCTTGGGTGGATATCTTTGCATAAGATATGAACCTGATGGAAACTACATTGACTATCTGGAAGACTTTGACCTGACCAATACTCAGCGGATCGAATATGGTGAAAACCTTCTGGACATTTCAACAGATTCAGATGCAACATCAACCTATTCTGCATTGATTCCACTGGGTGCAAAGCTCAAAGAAATATATGAAGAATCAGAGAATGAAAGCAGATTGACCATCTTTTCCCTTCCTGATGGCAACATCACAGATGATCTGGTGAAAAAGGGCAACATGATATATTCCAAAAGTGCAAAAGAAAAATATGGCTGGATTTGTTGCCCACCAAAGGACACCACCTGGAATGATATCACCACAGCTTCAGGGCTTCAGGCTAAAGCGGTTGAATATATGGGCGAAACAGCCACAAAGCTGAAGAACAAAATCAGCATCACAGCTGTTGACTTGCACTTCTCTGATGCGGAAATTGAAAGCTTCAGGATATACAGATACTGTCAAGTGCTGTCAAGACCACACAACCATGAAGATGTGTACAAGCTAACTGAACTTGACATTGACCTTATTGAACCACAGAACACAAAGATCACACTGGGTGAAGAATCACTTTCATTGACAGATATCAATGCAGGGATTCGTCAATCTGTGGTAAATACAGCTTTGCAAACTGTGGAAATTGCAAGGGAAGCGGTGTACAACGAAGTAAAAACCCAGGTGGATGCATCTGCAACATCAATTCTGGCAGACTGTGAACAGATAATCATGACAGCGGTCAGCAATTATGTGGAAACAGGCAACTTTTCTGAATTCAGGGAAACGATTGCAGCACAGCTGACATTCATGGCTGAACAACTTGAACTGAACTTCAGCGAAACCACCAGCAGAATTGAAGATGTTGATGGTGACCTTCAGGAAAAGTTCAACACTATCACAAAATACTTCACTTTCGACATCAATGGGCTGACCATTGGACAGGCTGACAACAGAAACAAGGTCATCATTGACAGTGATGAAATGTCAATCCTGGTGAATGATGTGGTGGTGCAGAAATTTGATGCACATGGTCAGGCACTTATTCCTGAATTGACTGTCACAAAGAAGCTTGATCTTTTTGGCTTCTTGATGGAACAGGACAGTGAAGGCAGGGTGAATTGTGAATATGTGGGGGGATAATATATGGCAATAGCTTCAACATTAAATATTAACAATGGAACACTGGGAACAGCTCTTTCCTATTCCATCAACAGTGAAGATGCAACATATAAGCACACCCTGACAGTCACCACAAGAAACGGAAACCGATCTGAAACGATTTTGAACAACAGCACATCAAAAAGTGGAAAATGGACACCGCCTTTGTCATGGGCTTCAGCATGCACCACCGGAAGCAGCTTTGTTGTTGAATTCACACTGACCACATACACTTCAAGCGGTTCAAAAGTCGGGGCAAACTACAAAACAAAGGTTCTGACTATCCCTGACAGTGTTGTTCCTTCTGTTTCTGTGGCAATAGATGATGCGGAAGGGTATTCTTCCACCTATGGCACATTTGTTCAAAACAGGTCAAAATTGAAGGCTACAATCACAGCCAATGGAATATATGGGTCAACAATAAAAAGTGTCAGAAGCACATTCAATGACAGAGTATATACAAAGACATCCTTCACATCCTACACAATAGACGATTCAGGCACATTGCCCTTGAATGTTACTGTGACGGATTCCAGAGGAAGACAGGCAAAAGCCACAATCAATGTGTCTGTGCTGTCATATAAAATCCCATCTTGCACAGCATTCAAAGTGACAAGGTGTGCAGATGCTGAAGGAAATGGCACATCAGGTGAATTCCTGAAGGTGACATTTTCCAGTGCTGTCTATGCACTGAACAATAGAAACACAGCTTCTTATGTGCTGGAATACAAAAAGACAACTGAAGATGATTATGAAAGCACCACACTGGCAGAGTATGCAAATCAATATTCTGTGTCAGGCGGTGTTTTTGTTTTCCCTGCTTCGTCTTCTTCCAGCTACAATGTAAGGCTGACCATCACTGACAGTCTGGGAAGCGGAACAAAGACCACAATCGGGGCTTCATCCTTCAAGCTGTTTTCCGCATTCGGCAAGGGGCTGGGCTTTGCATTCGGCAAAATTGCTGAATTGTCAGGGGTGCTTGACATTGCCTTCCAGACAAAGTTCAGCGGTGGTGTGATGCACCCTGTTCTTGAAGAAAACACTGACCTGGATGATGTGAAGATCCCCAACACTTATGCAAGTAAGGATTCAGCAGCAATGGGATATTTGAACAGCCCTGTGACAAGCGGAACATTCACCCTGACTGTTGAAGAAGCTGGTGACACAGTTCAACTTCATCAAATCCTGACAACTTGCAGAAAGACCGACAGCAGAACATTTGAAAGGTTCTTCTATCAGGGGGCATGGGGTGAATGGATTTGCACATCAGGATTCAGTGGCAAGCTTCTTTGGAGTGGTGGCACTGAAGGGTATTACATGAGCAGTTCACAGACTGTCAATCTGGCAGAACCTATCAGCAAACAGTCACAGGGTGTGTGGCTTTGTTGGGGTTGGTACAATGTCGGTGATGCAGACCCTGTGGATGCAGAATTCCACTATTTCTTTGTACCAAAACAGCACATATCACTTTTTGATGGTGCTTCAATCACAATGTCTGACTATTATGTCGGTGTCAAAAAGCTGATATATGTATCAGACACCCAGATCAGAGGAAGTTCAAACAATGACAAAGAAGGAACAGACACCCTGACAGGGCTGGCATATAACAACAGAAGGCTGATCCTTCGTGCTGTTATTGGTGTATAAACACAGAAAGGAAGATTCATATGAATATTTCAAAAGGAACTATCATCAGGACAGTGTGCCTGATTCTTGCAATTATAAACAATGCCCTTACATTATGGGGCAAAAGCCCACTTCCAATTGACAATGAAATGGTCACAGAAGTCATTTCTTTTGCCTTCACTGTTGCAGCATCCCTTGTTGCCTGGTGGAAGAATAACAGCTTCACAACAGCAGCAATTGAAGCGGATGAATACATGAAGGAAAGGAAAGTGGAGTTGATAGAATGGGATATATAATCACAATCGCAGTCAGTGTGGCTTCTGCCATGCTGATTTTTATTTTGCAGGCGGTCTTGAAAGAGAATCACAGACTGAAGCAGGAAAAGGAAACCCTGGCAAAGCAGAAGGAAACAGCCCTTGAAAATGGGGTTGTGTGTCTGCTTCGGGTGAAACTGATTGAATACCATGAAAAATACATGGGGCTTGGCAGTATTTCTTCACATGGGCTTCAGAACTGGCTGAAGATGTATGAAGCATATAAGGCTTTGGGTGGCAATGGAATGATTGACCATATGAAGGCTGAAATTGAAGAACTACACATTGAAAATCATTGACCGAAAGGAAGGATGCAAAATGAGCAACAGCAGCTTGGTATCTTACACTAAAATATCACCAAATAGAAGCACAAGAACAAAGAAAATTGACACCATCACAATTCATCACATGGCTGGCAATCTTACTGTTGAACAGTGTGGGGCTGTGTTTGCACCGAAGTCAAGAAAGGCTTCTTCCAATTATGGCATAGGTTCAGATGGTCGAATCGGTCTATATGTAGAAGAAAAAGACCGATCCTGGGCAACATCCAGCTCAGCAAATGACAACAGAGCAGTCACAATTGAAGTGGCAAACAATAACACAAAAACATGGACAATATCTGATGCAGCATACAAGTCACTTGTTGCCCTTTGTGCTGACATATGCAAAAGAAATGGTATTTCTGAACTGAAGTGGCAGGGTGACAAAAGCCTGAAGGGGAAGGTTGACAAACAGAACATGACTGTTCACAGATGGTATGCTTCCACACTTTGCCCTGGTGATTATTTATACAATCTACATGGGCAAATTGCAAAGGATGTCAATGCAATCCTGTCCGGTGGCAAAACTACAACCACCAAAGCAGAAAAGCCCACAGAAGCCAAAAATGAAGGCACAGGATATGATCTGAAAACATTCATCAAGGATGTACAGAAGGCAACTGGTGCTTCAGTGGATGGCATTGCAGGGGTTGAAACAATCGGCAAGACAATCACTGTGTCAGCGAAGACCAACAGGATGCACCCTGTTGTGAAGGCTTTGCAGAAAAGATTGAATGCCCTGGGCTTCAACTGTGGCACTGTTGATGGCATAGCTGGGGCAAAGTTCACAGCAGCTGTCAAAGCATATCAGCTTCAAAATGGCTGTGTATCAGACGGAATCATCACAGCAAGAAATAAGACCTGGAAGAAGCTTCTGGGGATGGCATAAAGGAAAAATGAAAGGGAATCAAGCATTCAAGCCTGATTCCCTTCTTTTTTTATGTCTTCCCTGATTAAATTCTTGATATATGTCTGTTTTTGCGGTTGCTTCTCAATGTGTGCAATCAGTTCCGCTTCTGTCGGATAGAATTCAATCATTATCCGCTTCACTTTGGGAAGGTATTTCTTTTTTGCCCTTTTCTGTGCTTCGGTCATTTTTCCTGCTCCTTATTTTCTGGGTAGTTTGTGTGAACAGTTATCTTCTTGATGTTCTTATGCTCCCATCGAATTTCCTCGGTGAGTATTTTCAAGTAACTGCATAATGTGTAAGGCTCAAACCACCTTTGTTCTTTTCCCCAGATAGTTTTATATTCACTGTGACTGTGTGCTGCCCCCATAGTTGGTGCAACTGCACCATATTTATAGTGTTCATTAGGTTCAATCTTTTGAAGGAATTTGCCAGAACATTCAATGCTATATTCAACATTTATACCCACTTGACACACCCCCAACATTTTTGATAATACAGTGTTTTTTTATATAATCAGCACCAACAAATTTTTCATTACAATATATTTGAATTGCTTCTTTGCGACATGATGCACATATATATGTTATTGTTCCATTGTCATCCACTATTTTGAAATCATACATAAATAGACCGCCCTTCAGAATTGTTGCATTTTATGGCACATAGTTATTTTGAAATGTGCAGAATATATAGGCTTTTCGGTCATAAACTCTTTTTTTGCTTTTTCCTTCGCTTGTGTTTCTGTTTCGGCTTCTATATAACCAACAAACTGCCTGTGTGTCATATTTTCTGCAATAGTTATTTTATAAATATTATTTGTTGCCATGTTCCACACCTCATGCATAATATCTGTTATATTCAGCCACTAAAGAAAATGCAGGATAAGCTTTGCTTCTCATAGGGTATGTTTTATAGTGTTTTCTCCAAATGTCAGGATTTTCATTCACTCTTGCAACATCATTATTTCCAAACTTTTCAAAATTCTGTTTCTTACATTCTGCAACTCTTGCCTCAACCAATTTTTCAATAATTTCAAATCTCTTCATTTTTCAAAACTCCTTTTCGTCTTTCGGGGATGCCCCCTGTCTATGGTCTTATTATATACCCATAGGGGTATAAATGCAATATGTAATATTCCACAAAATTCCATCACTGTTTTTGTGCATTTTTAACAAAAGCATACAAAAACACCACCAGGATCATGCCCTGATGGTGCTGTTTTTACTTGATTAACCATTTTTGATTTCATCAAGAAGCTGTTCAATCGTTGATGCTTTGACCAGGAAGGCAAAAGTCTGGGCTGCATCCTTGCCCTTTGCTTCGTCATATAATTCATAAGCTTCTGCAAGTTCAACTTCAAGCAGGGCAATGATTTCTGATGCTGTTTTCATGGGGTTCACTTCCTTCATAAAATGTTGTACTAACGATACAGCACCGAATGGCAAGGGTGACTTAGTACATCATCAAGTGTCAAAAAAAATTAACCCTGATGATTTCCTTCTTTTCGGTTGTCCAGTTGATTTCAATTGACTTGACGAATGACCGCCAGAATGCCCTTTTGTGTGCATCATCAAGATTGTTGTATATTTCTTTCCATCCAGCTTGAAGGATTGCTTCAATTTTGCTGAAATCCTTCACAATAATTTCCCCTTGTTCCGCTTCCGCTTGTTCCAGCTTTTCCATCAATGCTTCATAATCTTTTTCGTACTGTTCAACAGTTCTGATCTTCCCTGTCTGCCATGAGTAGTTCAAGCGGTCAATCTGTTCATGAAGGTCATCAATGTTGTGCTGTGGCATTTTTTCTTCAGAAGCATCATTGACTTCAGCTGCCCTGATTTTTGCATCATCAAGATATTTTTCAATGTTCTTCAGCATCATTTTTTCAAAAACACTTTCGCTGATTGCTTTTGGAAATGGACAGCTTCCGTTTGTGTAGTGCATAGCACAGCGATATTTTTTATACATCAGCTTCCCATTTTTGCCTTTGTTGTGTTGGATGTTACCCTTCAGCAATGTTCCACATTCAGGGCATTTTATAAGCCCAGTGAACAAATAAGCCCTGTTTTGTGTTGTATTGGCTTTGATGTTTCTGCTCATAATGTCCTGGATTCGGTCAAATGTTTCCTTGTCAATGTATGCTTCACAATACGAAGGGTTGTCACGATATGCCCCATACAACATTGTATTCGTGAGAAGATGCGACAATGATGTTGGTGTCATTGATATGTGATACTTTGCATATAAAAAATTTAATGCTTTGCTTTTGCTCTGATGTGTCATGTAGTGGTCAAGTAGGTTATACAGGATTTCTTCTTCATCCTTGTCCCTGATGATGTTTTTTCTGCCTGTTTTTTCATCAATCCCTATATTGTAGCCCAGCGGAAGGGATTGCTTTCCCACAAGCGGTTGACCAGTCTGCACTTTATAATCGTTAACAATTCTGATTCTTTCCCCGGTCTGATCTGCTTCCATTTCTGCAATAGTCAGCTTCATATTGACAAGCATCCTGCCATTTGCTGTGGTCAGGTCATATTCTTCTTCAGTGGTTGACCATAACACAGGGGCAATTCTTTTCATACATTCATGATATTCAGCAACTGACCTGAAGAATCTGTCAAGCTTGATGAATATGATTCTATCAAATCTGCTTTCTTCTGCATCATGAATCATTCTTTGAAGTTCCGGTCTGTTTCTGATCAGCTTCCTTCCTGACACACCTTCATCAACATACCATTCCACAATTTTCATGTGATTCTTTTCGGCATATTCTGTCAATTTCATCTTCTGTGCATCCAATGACAGCCCATGCAGCTTTTGTTCCTGATGCGACACCCTGACATAGGCTGCCACTCTCTCAATTTTTTTCAATCCCTTCACACTCCTTTTGTAAATTCTTGTTGCTGGTTCAAAGTTTCGGCATCACCACCTTTATTTGACAATTTTCGCAACATTATTCTGATATAATAAATGTTGTAAATTACCATTGTTCAGACAATTTTTATTTGTTATATTACATTACAGAACACAGAACTTGTGTTCTTGCCCTGGTAAATGAAAGGATGATCCCCATGCACAAAAAGCCCATAGACGAAATCAATCAAATCTTGTCCACTTTGGAAGAACATGAATTGCTTTACATCCTGACATTCATTGAAAAAATCTTCGGGAAGTCTTAAACTTCCCCACTTGTTTCTGCAAGGCTGTGAACCAAATCCTTGACGATTTTCCGCTTTGCAGCATCCAATGTCTTGAAATCCTCAAACATCCCCACAAAGTCTTCATCAGTCAGAATTTCAAAGTGTCTTTCTGCCATTGTGATGGGATTCTTTTTCATTTCTTCTTCCCATCCCATCAAATACTGTGGTGTTGTTCCCAGTGCTGATGCTATCGGTTCAAGAATGTCAAGCGGTAAATTCTCAATGTCACCCTTTTCATATCTATATATTGTTGACCGATCCTTGCCCAATCTTTTCCCCAGCTCTTCAGCGGACATTCCTATTCTTTTTCTTCGTTCTTTTATTCTCAATCCTATTTTCAAAAAAATCACATCCTTTTTCCTGATTGTATCATAAAAGTCGCAAGATTGCAACCAGATTTTAGAAAAAAGTCGCATATGTTACAAAAAAAGTATTGACAAGTGCGAAAAATGGTGCTAATATACAGATAGTCGCATATGGTGCGACATTATGAAATATTACTTCAAAAGGTGGTGAAAACATGGACATCAACAAATTAAAAGGAAAAATGGTGGCATTGAATATGAATGTTGAACAACTTGCAAAAATCATCAAGGTTGACCGTTCTTCATTGTATCGCAAATTTAACAATGCAGAAAAAATCACAATAGGCGAAGCAATAAAGATGAAGGAAGCATTGCACATGTCATCTGAAGAAGCATGTGAAATTTTTTTATCCTAAAAGTCGCATAATGTGCGACTAAAAGAAAGGAAGTGATGTGATGCCTAACGGAACAGACCTTCTGGCATTGCTTATCAAGCTTCTGTCAGACCAGGAAGGTGTGGAAATCACCTATCAAATAACGAAAGGAAACTAAAAAATGAAAATGGTCAAAAAAATATTCAATTTAATAATGGGATGCACATTCCTCATATCGGTGGCAGCACTTGATTCTGAATCATTGGTGCTTCCTCTTACCCTGGCAATGATATCAGGTGCATATCTGGTCATATATGCAAGGGTGCAAGGCTGGATGCAGTAAAAGTGGACAAGGAGTGAAATAAGAAAAAATGAAAGTATTAAGTTTATGTGATGGCATGTCTTGTGGTCGGATAGCCCTTGAAAGAGCAGGAATAAAAGTCAGTGAATATTATGCCGCTGAAATAAAAGAAATCGGGATAAAAGTGACACAAGACAACTACCCTGACACTATCCATGTTGGTAATGTTAAAAAAATAAAATATAAAAGTGGAATTTTACACACAGAAAAGGGTGATTTTGATTGTGGTGGCATTGACCTTGTAATGTTTGGAAGCCCATGTCAGACTTTTTCAATTGCAACAAAAAAACCACAAAGGAATGGGTTGGAAAATGAAGAAAAATCAGGGCTTTTTTACGAATGCAATAGAATTCTGAAAGAAGTATCACCAAAATTTTACTTGATGGAAAATGTGAAAAGTATGAAGGATGAAGACAAAGAAACCATCAGCAGATTCATGGGAGAAGAACCAATAATGATTGATTCTTCTATTATTGCCCCTGCTTTGCGAAGTCGTTACTATTGGACAAACATCAAAACAATTGAACAGCCAAAAGGAATCAATATAAATCTTCAAGATATACTTGACTATGGATTCACAGACAGAAAAAAAGCAAGAAGCCTACTGGTAAGCGACAGCAGACCATTGACAACCCCTGTGAAGATGTTCCACAGGTATTTTAGTTCTGGATTCACAACATTGATATTTAAGGATAAATTTCACTTTGAAGAATGTGTTGCAGAATACAAAAGAATATCAGGTGAAAAAGGAAAAATCAAGGCTTCTGATTTGGATGATTATCAAGGACATGTTTTTGATGGTGTCAGATATATGAACCAGAACGAACTTGAAAGATGTCAAACTGTTCCACAAGGTTATACAAAATGTCTGACAAGGAATGAAGCAGCTGATGTGTTGGGTGATGGCTGGACTGTTGATGTGATTGCTCACATTCTCACATACTTACCTGAAGAGTACAAGAAAGGATGTTGAAAAATGGATATTATGAAAATGGGAAAAAACCCGAATTATTTAGGTTCATGGGACTTGGATGATGTGCCAGGTCATGAACTTACATTGACAATTGAACAGATAAAGGATGAAGAAGTTGTCACGAATGGCAAGACAGAAAACTGCACTGCATGTCACTGGACTGATAAGGCATATAAGCCAATGATCCTGAATGTGACAAACAAAAAAACACTGTGCAAATTATATAAGACCAAAGACACAGAAAAGCTGAAGGGAAAAGCGGTGGTCATTGGTATTGATAAGGTCAAAGCCTTTGGTGACATTCATGATGCTTTGAGGATCAGAAAGAGGATTCCACAGACCACCAGTGCAGTGCTTCCAAAGTGTGAGAAGTGCAAAAAGGACATCACAGCTTCAAACAATATGACACCGGAACAATTGGCTGCATATACAAAAAGTAAATATGGGAAGTGCTTGTGTGCAGAATGTGCAACAGCAGCAAAGGGGGAACAGAAATGAAATTGACAGAAAAGAACTATTTCAGCCAGAAGGCAAATGAAGAATTCATGTCAGTGTCACAGTTCAAGGCTTTTGACAAATGCCCTGCATCAGCAATGGCAGAGCTGAAGGGCGAATTCACCAGAGAAAAGACCACTGCACTTCTTGTGGGTTCATATGTGGATTCATATTTTGAAGGCACACTGGAATAATTCAAAGCGGAAAATCCCGACATCTTCAAAAGGGATGGCACACCGAAGGCTGACTATGTTCAGGCAGAAGCTATCATTCAGCGAATTGAACAGGACAAGCTTTTCACAGAATTCATGTCAGGTGGAAAGCAAATCATCATGACAGGCACAATCTGTGATGTGGCGGTAAAGATCAAAATTGACTGCTTACATGATGACAAGATTGTTGACTTGAAAATTATGAAGGACTTTGAAGAAGTGTGGACACCAGATGTGGGCAAGATCCCTTGGTTCGAAGCATGGGGATATGACATCCAGGGTGCTGTCTACCAGGAAATTGTCAGACAGAACACAGGGAAAACCCTTCCCTTCTATCTTGCAGCTGCAACAAAGGAAAAAACACCTGACATTGACATTGTACATATCAATCAGAAGCATTTGGATTTTGCACTTGAACAGTTCAAGCAGAAGGTTGAAATGTTTGATGCAATCAAGAAAGGCATCATTGAACCAGACCGCTGTGAAAAGTGCGAATATTGCAAAAATACAAAGGTTCTGACAGAACCAACAGATTCAACAGAATTTTATTTGATATAGAAAGGAAAGTGAAACAATGAACAGAAAACAACTTCAATTATCAGTGTGCAAGGCACTTTTGGACAGAAACAAAAGATGTTGCGGAACATTCATCAATGATGAAGAATTTGCATTCACTTTTGATGGGTATAGTGCTTTTGTGTTTCATAAAGATGAATGCATTTTTGATGTTTCAAAAGTCCGTAAATTTGAAACATTGAAAATGTTGCTTCAGGGTGATGAAAAAGACATTGAAATCAAGCCCACAAAAGAAATGTTCCTTGTGAATAACAGAGTGATTGAAAAATATGCTTCAGATGATGCAACACTTGAAGTCTTTGTATATGCAGATATTTCAAAATCCTTCAAAGAGTTTCATTTTTATGCATATACACCACTTGAAAGGATTCTTGTCAAGGATGACTTTGGAAGGCTTGTGGGTTTATTTCTACCAATGAGATATAACGGATAAATAATGAAAGGATGAAAGAACAATGAACAAAGTGATTTTAATGGGCAGATTGACAAAGGATGTGGAACTGAAGCAGACACCAAATGGTGTGTCTGTTGCAAAGTTCACCATTGCAGTGAACAGAAGATTTGACAAAGAAAATGCAGACTTCATCAGTTGTGTGGCATGGCGAAACACAGCAGAATTCATTGCAAAGTATTTCAGTAAAGGAAGCAGCATTGCAGTTGTGGGAAGTCTTCAGACCGGAAGTTATGAAAAGGATGGTCAAAAAGTATACACAACAGATGTGAATGTTGATGAAGCATATTTTGCAGGAAGCAAGGCACCAAACGAATCAGGGGCATCTGAAGGGGCTGAAAATGTGCAACAGGATTTCAGCGGATTCACACCAATTGCAACTGATGATGATTTGCCATTTTAAGGGGTGATTATGATGGAAGATATAAAACTTATGCATGGTGACTGTCTGGAACTGATGAAAAGCATTCCTGATGGAAGTGTGGATATGATTCTTTGTGATTTGCCATATGGCACAACAGCATGCAAATGGGATTCTGTCATCCCTTTTGAACCACTATGGGAACAGTACAGAAGAATCGTCAAAGATAATGGTGCAATTGTGCTTTTTGCAACACAACCATTCACAAGTTTACTGGTAATGTCAAATATTAAAGGATATAAGCATCACTGGATATGGGTGAAGAATCGTGGCACAGGCTTTCAAGTTGCTAAATATAGACCAATGATGAAAACAGAAGACATTGTTGCATTTACAAAAAAAGGCGAAAGAATTGTGTATTATCCGCAAAAGATCAAATTAGAAAGACCATACATTTCTTCAAATGCATCTTCATCAAACGGAACAAACCCATTGGCACATTTTAACCCGGGCAAAAAGGTTGTGACATCAAAACATCCCACAAATGTGATTGAAATTGCAAAAGTGACAAAGCCACTACATCCGACACAAAACCCTGTCCCGCTTTTGGAATATCTTGTGAAAACCTACACAAATAAAGGTGACACAGTTCTTGACAATTGCATGGGTTCAGGCAGCACAGGTGTGGCATGTGTGAACACCGGAAGGAAATTCATAGGAATGGAACTTGATGAAAACTATTTCGATATTGCCACAAAGAGAATTGAAGAAGCAAGAATGGCGGTGGTGTAAATGGCAAAGAAGAAAATCAACAGCAAAGAAAAAGGTGCAAGATTTGAAAGACTTCTTGCAAACAAATTCAAAGAATATGGTTTTGATAGTCGCAGAGGACAGCAATATTGTGGGGCAAATGGTGATGCTGATGTTGTGGGATTGCCAGGCATCCACATTGAAGCCAAAGCGGTTGAAAAAATGGAACTTTACAAATGGATGGCACAGGCAATAAATGATGCAGAAGCAAATGGATCAGGCTGTCTTCCTGCTGTATTCCACAAGAAGAACAGGGCTGGCATCCTGGTCACAATGAGATTTGAAGACTTTATGAAGGTATACAAGGAAGGGGGATTCAATCATGTATAAAAAGGCAATCAGAGCAATTAAAAATATCAATTTTGTTATTGAAAACAATTTGCAAGAAAAAGATGCAAAAATCTATATTTCCGCTTTGAATACAGCAATTGAAGCAATGAAAATGAGGACACCAACAAAACCAAATCATTTGCAAGTCTTAACAAAGACCTTGCTATGTGGGTGCTGCACAACTGACTACAATTCAGGCACTTGTCCCCACTGTGGCGAAGATGTAACTGACTACCATGCTTTTTGTGGTGATTGTGGTCAGGCTTTGGACTGGGGTGATGAAGATGACTGAAATCAGAAAAACAGCTTCGCTTGTGTTGGATGTACTGAAGGAACATCCAACAACCAGGAACAGTGACATGCTTCTGTATTTGAAAGTGTGTGAGATATGCAATCCTGAAGCCCTGAAAAAGCCCCTGTGTGATGTTTTGCCATCCCTGAAGGAATATGGTCTTCCACCTTTTGAAACTGTCAGAAGGGCAAGGCAGAAGCTTCAGGCGGTGTTTCCCTACTTGGGAAGCAATGACAGGGTGCAGGCTTTCAGAGAAGAAAAGGAAAAAGAATTCAGGGAATTTGCAAGGGGGTGATTGGTGTGAAGTGTCAATTCAGAACAACAAAAAGTATCAAAGTCGCTTATCAGGACAATCCCTTCAATGCAGGATACGGAAAAATCAAGGAAACAACAGTTGAAACACAATTTGAAGAATGTCTTGGTACGGAATGCCCCTATTATGGAAGAAATATGTTTGATTTGAGTACAGGCAAGACACACCTGACAGACGAATGCAGAAGGGTGGGATGAACAGTGTCCGAAAAAAAGATTTCTTTAAGAAGGAAAGCTGAACTTGAAAGTTCACTTCCTTATTCATTCACCTACAAAATCAGAAATGCTTTTTGGAATAAAAAATGCCCTATTTGTGGAATCACAATGAATTCCATAATTGATGAAGAATTTCATATTTATGGGAATAATTTCATCCCAACGATTCAGCATAACATTCCTATATCAAAAGGTGGAAAGCATGAACTGGGAAATATTTCAGTGATTTGCAAAAGGTGCAATGTTTCAATAAGGGATAAAATCACACCAGAACTCAATGCAAAGGAAGTGGAAGAAGTATGGCAGAAGTTAAATGGATAAAATTGCAAACAGACATCTTTGATGATGAAAAAATTCTTCTGATCGAAAGCCTTCCTGATGCTTATGCAATCATCACAGTGTGGTTCAAATTGCTTTGCCTGGCAGGAAAGCAGAACAATGATGGTGTATTCATGATGTCAAACAGACTGGCATACACAGAAAAGATGCTTTCAACCATCTTCAGAATGAATGAAGCAACAGTCGCCCTGGCACTGAAGACTTTTGAACAGTTTGGCATGATTGAAATTGTTGAAGGTGTCATCACAATCCCGAACTGGAACAAACATCAATCACTTGATGCTTATGAGAAGAAAAAGGAAAGGGATAGGATATATCAAGCAGAAAGAAGGGCGAAACAGCGGACACTGGCTGCTGCAAGCGGTTCATCAGCAAATGGACTTCCGCTGAAGGAGTGGAAAGCGGTTCTGAAGGAATTCAACTTTCAATGTGCTTATTGTGGAAGCACTGAAGGTCTTCAACAGGAACACATCATTCCTGTTGTTCGTGGTGGGAAGTACGAAATTGGAAACATCATCCCTGCTTGCAAACATTGTAATGCAAGCAAAAAGGACAAGGAATTTGAAAAATGGTATATGAATTCTGATGTTTTCGACATTGAAAGGATGCAGCACATCAAAAAATATATAAAATCGGCAGATTCGTCGGCAGATTCGTCGCCTTACGTCGCTTTTTCAGATATAGATATAGATAAAGAAGAAGATAAAGATATAGATAATATTGATATATTGTCAGATTCAGCATCTTCTTCCCCTTCCCCATCGCCTTCAAAATCAAAGTCTATCAAACACAAATATGGTGAATACAACAATGTGTTTCTTACTGATGAAGAACTGGCAAAGCTGAAAAATGAATTCACAGACTGGGCTGAAAGGATTGAAAGGTTGTCTTCATACATAGCAAGTACTGGCAAAGTGTATAAAAGCCATTTTGTGACCATCAGGAACTGGGCAAAAAGGGATGCAGAGAAGCCACAAGTGCAAATCAAGCCCACAAAGTTCAACAACTTCAGCGGAAGGTCTGCACATGAAATGACAGCAAAAGAAAGAATGCATTTTCAGAAACAAATGGCTATATTGAAACCAACAGCAGGAACAGATGAAGCCCTACAGAAAAGGGCTGAAGAATTAAAAGATAAACTGGGGCAGTGATTTCTGCCCCCGGTAGATAAAGAAAGGATGAATGAAATGAATATATTTATGGGAATTGTAGTATTTTTTTTGATGGGATGCCTTATCACCGAAAAGAATGACCAGAAGCGGAAAGACTGCCTGATAGCATTCGGGATTGTATTCACTGAATTTGTTGCAATGCAGATCATTCCATTATTTATGTAAAGGGGGCAGCCAAAATGGATATTTTAAGAGGTGACATTTTCTTCATACAAAAATATGACAGATATTCAGACACTGGTGTGATTGAAAGCGAAGGAAGACCAGCTGTGATTGTATCAAACAATGTACACAATGAATTTTCAGGGCTTGTTGAAGTGGTATATCTGACATCACAGGAAAAGAAACCAATCCCTTCACATGTTCCGGTGATGTGCAAAGTGCCTTCAACAGCCTTGTGTGAACAGATTGACACTGTTTCAAAAGAAAGGCTGGGCAACTATGTGAGAAAATGCACAGATGAAGAAATGGCTGCAATTGATAAGGCTTTGATGTATTCACTGGGCATTGAACAGATCGAAGTGGAAATGGATGCAAAGGGAATCATAGGAAGCAATGTTGAAGCCTTAAAAGAAGAAATAGTCAAATTACAGGCTGAAAGGGGCACATATATGAAGTGCTTCCAGGTTGTATTGCAGAAGGGGGAAGTCTGATGGATGCAAAAGTTTTTCTTAATCAATTGAACAAACTTGATAGAATGATTGAAAATAAGCTGATAGAAAAAGAACAGTGGAAGTCAATTGCACTGGGTGTGGGTTCTGGCGGTGCTGATGTGCTAATCAAGGGTAAGCTGCACAAAATGGACAAGGTGCAATCAACACCGAACCCCAAAAAGATGGAAGATGCTGTGATCAGATATGTTGATATAGAAGCTGAAATTGATGCCTGTGTGGACAATCTGATTGAAGCAAAGAAAGATGTCATCAGTGTGATTGAAAAGCTGTCAGCGGAAGAATATGACCTTCTACATAAGGTATATGTGCAGCACAAGGAACTGGCAGATGTTGCAGATGCCTTCAAAAAGACATACAGCTGGGTGACAACGATTCATGGAAGGGCTTTGAAGAATGTGCAAAGGATTTTGGATGAAAGAGGTGAAGGCTGTGGGGAAGTGTAGTGATTGCATTGTTGGGATAATGTTTGAACCTTTTAGTGATAGTCGGGAATTGACTTCACAGTCTGAATTGATAAAACGAGCAAAAAGCAATGAAGAAGCAAACATAAGAATAGAAAAGAATGGCTGGGGATTTCTTCACAAAAAATATTATGAATTGAAGGACTATTGTGACAGAAGAA